ACTGCGAACCGTTTCTGGTCACAGATCTTCGGTGTTGCTTTTAGTAACAAGCGTTGGTTGCATTTCTTTATGCTCTTCGTTCCCGTCATGGGTCTCTGGGTCAGTTCTATCGGTATTATTGGACTCGCTCTTAATCTTCGTGCTTACGACTTTGTATCTCAGGAGATTCGTGCGGCGGAGGATCCAGAATTTGAAACGTTCTACACTAAGAACATTCTTTTGAATGAAGGTCTACGTGCTTGGTTGGCACCTGCTGATCAACCACATGAAGACTTTGTATTCCCCGAAGAAGTTCTGCCTCGTGGTAATGCTCTCTAAATAGTACACTTGCTTGTATAATTATGTCTTGTGCCTTACGTACTACAATGTTAACTGCCCTACGTGGAGAAGCTGAAGGTAATATTGCCAAAGCAAAAGCAAACGTTGAAGTATACTTACACAATCCTGTAGGTATTGGTGAGCATCCAGATGTACTGGGTGCTATTCAAGAACAACTAGATATCATTGCCCATGAAGAAGAACGTATCGAAGTTCTTGACAAACACTTTACAGATCATTAATGGTCTGGTATAATTAGAGGGTCATATGACCCTCTTTTTTTATGGATATTAAAATCTATACATCACCAACTTGTTATTTTTGTTCTCAACTTAAAGAATTATTTGAGAGAGCAAATATTTCTGAGTACGAAGAGGTGGTATGTCACGAACATAATGAACAACATTTAAAATTCAAAGAAGATTATCCTCAGGTCAAGAGTTTTCCTCATGTTATCATTGATGGTAATGAAATTGGTGGACTAGTTCAAACTGCTAAGTTTCTTTTGGAAAAAAATTTAGTCTCATCTAACAGAAAAAATGAAGGATCTTAAAATAAATAAAGGCATAGAGCTCATGCTTAGGGGGGCGAAAAAGAAGGAAGCAGAAGAAGAACCTTCTCCTAAGGGAAAGGGTTTTACTATTACAAAATTTTTTACCCTACTAAAGAGAAGAGTCTACTTCAACTTTGAACTTTGGTGGGACAAGGAAACAAATTAGTTCGGAGTTGAACAATGACTGAAACTTTATTCGTCTATCTATCAGCAACAGCGTCATTTATTTTTCTATGTGTAGGTGTGTTTGCTGGTTGGACAGTAAATGAGAAACTTCACGAGTACATGTATGGACAATCCCAAGATGAAAATGTACACCCCGAAATGTTAGACTCAGATGGACAATGGATCAACGAAGAACTACTCTCTGTCCGCTTCGTAGATGAAACTCACGAAGAGGAATTTGACGAGGAATAAATACAAATACGACATAATTTAGGTCATGAAATTATTACTGAATGAAGTGCTGCAAAAAATAAGCAACGCTAAAACCAAGGCACAAAAAATTAAACTACTGGAAGAGTATAATACTCCAGCACTTAGACAAATTCTAATTGCTAACTTTGATGAGAGTATTATTTCTATGCTTCCAGAAGGTGAAGTACCTTACGAAAAAAATGAGGCACCTGAGGAGACAGAGCATACAAAACTTGTTCATGAGTATCGTAAGCTCTATCTCTTCTTTAAAGGTGGAGCAAATATTTCACAGACTCGTCGTGAAACTCTTTTCATTCAACTGCTGGAGGGTCTACACCAAGGCGAAGCGGAGTTGTTATGTCTAATGAAGGATAAACAAATTGGAAAGCGTTGGAAGATCACCAAGCAATGTGTTGAGGAAGCTTTTCCAGAAATTCAATGGGGAGGTCGTTCCTGATGGGTAAAGGTTGTAAAATTCTTCATGGTGATTGTGATGCTACACTAGGTCAAGATCGGTCTTTACCTTACACTGCTTTTTTAGTTGAGTATTTACAAGATGGTATCACCAAGTTTGATATAGTCACTGCTGCTAAGCAGGTAGATATTTTTGATGACTACTGGGATAAATATGGTCGTGATTTTATTAACATGACACAGACAGAAGGTAGAGTTAACCCAAAAATGTGGATTGATCCTAACGGTAAAAAGAAATGAGTTCAAAACAAACAGGACATTGGTGTATTTTTTACAGAAAAAATGCTGATCCAAGTGGTATTTGGTATACCATGAAGACATGGAGAAAAGATGGTGTTCTTGTTTCTGCTAAAACATATAATGATGTGTATAAATTTGATAGGTATAAAGAAGCATGGCAATTTGCTAAGAATTTAATTACTGAAGAACCAACACCTAAGTATGATGCACAAGTCAAACGTGTATGTCGTGCCAGAGGAGATGCCTTCTACCTTTCAGGAAACTAAATTGTATCAACGGATACAGTTGACAGTACATACATAGTAATGGTATAATTACCATACGTTCATCCCGCTTTCGGGTGGGACGCAAGTAAGTCGCGGAACGGAGCGTTCATCCCATGGCAGAATTTCTTCTGTATACTACACTCAGTTGTCAACAAACTTCAGCAATCATGTTGAAGATTGAGGCAAGTAAATACCTTGATAATCTTGTTAAGGTTGAACTAGTTGAGACCCTCAAGGACTCAGCACCTGAATGTGAGTGGTATTGGGACGCAAACGACTGAAGGAACGGCGCTAATCACGTCAACTACTTCAGGAGTAAACTCATGAACACACTCAATCTCATTCGCAAGCAGATCAACAAAGCTGCTGCACTTCACGACGCACAGATCTCTCACACCTCATATCGTGGTGTAGAGTATGACACCCGTTGTGTTGAGAGTAAGGAAACTCACGGTACATTCTGTTATCGTGGTAAGACTTACACCAAGTGATCAACTTACGTTCGAGAGGGTTTCGACCCTCTCTTTTTTATGTAAATAGTTTTATGGAATGGTATGAAAATCATCATCATGTTTGTCGATATGATAAACTATATGGCAACTGGCAATTTCCAAGATCTGATGGTAGATTAGATTGTGAATACAGACTTTACATACAAAAAATTCTTCACTTACTTACAGATTCTAAGTTGGAGACCATAGACCTTTGTGATATTGCTTGGATAGGTAAGCATCATCACCCACATAATCCTGGAACTGTATGGTCTAATATGAAGTATCAAAATGCTGATCCATCGTACCCAGGAATTATTTTAAAAAATGCTCCTAATCCATACAACAATAAGTATAGGATGATTGATGGTAGACATAGGATAATGAGGTTATTGAATCAGGGAGAAACATCATCTCAATATTATGTGCTTGATTATGATGAGATCAAAGAGTATATTGTTGAAAAAGTATTCTGTCCTGTAGAAAAGAAAATGGTCTTAAAAAAAGCAGATCTTTCTTAACGCTAAATGTGTAGCAACACATACAAAAAATAAGAGTTGTTGATAAACTTGGTTGTTTTGTTAAAATTTTCTGACATTCTATCTACATAGTGGTAGAGTTATGCGAGGTGGAAAAATGAATCCTTACCCTCCCCTTTATGATGAATCATTGCCTGGAGGAGACCATGCACAATCTATTATCGCGCTCACAACTAGATGAGTGGCGACACTTTGAAGACACATTAGATGACTTGGAGGTGGAAAATCAAAAACTCAATGACTACTATGAATGTTTAATAGAGTGCGACTCATTAAACCAAAGTTCATGTAAAAAGGTGTGTAGTTACATCTTCAAATAAAATTTCAGGGGGGTTGCGACCCCTCTTTTTTTGTGTTATAATAGGTACACCTTACCATAAATATATGGATAGAGAACGACTAAAACTCATCGTCAAGAACCTTAAGTCTTTAACCGATGCGTTAGAGAGTGAAGTTTATTCTAACGTAGCACTTTATGTTCACCCTTGGGACGAACATGTAAACAAAACAAAACCAAGAGTATTAACTTCAGAGGATGATGATGACGGATATCCAGACTGATTGGCGCTATAGCGATGAACGCATGGACGTAAGAACACAAGGACTAAACATTCTACTAAAGAAGTTTGGGTCAGAGATTTGCTCTGATGGATCACCACGCTACAGCAACCAAAGCATCTACGAATGTATTCATGATTGGGTATCCCAAGGAAACATAAGAACAGATGGCATTGTTGCCTATTACAAAGCGTATTATGACCCGACTAAAAGATCAAATTAGATTAGCAAAGAAAGCAATTAAAGAAGCTAAGAAGAAACCTGAACTGTACACAGAAGAGGAACTTCAATACATGGCGCTACAATTGATCCGTGCTAAAATAGGATTGAAACTAAAACAACAACGACGCAAGCAGGAGAAAGGATTTAGTAATGAATTCAGTGAAACTCGTAACAGTAACTCCCGAAGCGGAGAAGACGATGGGGTACGTAGCGAGGGTGAGCAACCCGAGCAACCAGGAGAATCCTAAGGTCGCTGGTCTTCTAAAGTATTGCATCAAACACAACCATTGGAGTGTCTTTGAGCAAGCACACATGACCCTTGAAATTGAGACTACCAGAGGACTGGCAGCTCAAATCCTAAGGCATCGTTCGTTCACATATCAAGAGTTTTCGCAGCGGTATGCTGACAGTTCTATGTTGGCAGACAAGATTCCTCTACCTGAACTTCGTAGACAGGACACTAAGAATAGACAGAATTCTATTGATGATGTTGATCCATTTGTTCGTCAAGAGTTTCAGATCAAGATGCAGAAACATTTTGATGATGCTATGAAACTTTATCAAGATATGTTAGAATATGGTATCGCAAAGGAGTGTTCACGTTTTGTGCTCCCCCTTGCTGTACCAACAAAAATCTACATGACAGGCTCAGTTCGGTCATGGATCCATTATATCGAATTGCGTTCCGCTAATGGTACGCAGAAAGAACACATGGACATCGCACTAGATGCTAAGCGTGTGTTCGCAGAACAGTTCCCTATTTGTGCGGAGGCACTCGGATGGCAATGAAACTTTTGACACTAGACGATTACCAGAAAGCAGGTGAAACTTTTTGGCCTAAGTATTGGTACATCTCTAAAGAACTTGGAGAGGATGCCAAACCTGAGCAAGTCCTAAAAGTTATGGAAGCTATTGGTGGTGTCGCATTGAAAGCAGCACTAGAAGAAAAATCAGAAGGTCCATTTGGATTTAATAAAGTAAAGGAGGAAGAAGATGCCGACTTATCCAGTTAAAAATTTAAAGACAGGTGAGGAGAAAACTCTTCGCATGACCATGAAAGAATACTGTGACTGGAAGGATGAAAATCCTGACTGGGACAAAGACTGGTCAAAAGGTTGTGCTGGTGCGGGAGAAGTTGGTGACTGGCAAGACAAGATGAGTAGAACTCATCCTGGATTTCATGACATTATGAAGAATAAGATTGCTCCTCAAGCAGCAGTCAAAGGAAACAGAACTATTACTGATAAGTATCGCTAAGATTATGCCACCTAGAAAGAAGACTACTAAAGCACCTGGACAAGGTATGACTGCTAAACAACGCAAGCGCCGTAAACCCATTGATGAAGCATACATGCTGCCCATCGAACCTCTTACACATAACCAACAGGTTATGTTTGATGAGTGGGACAAAGGTAAGATGGTCTATGCCTATGGTGTAGCGGGAACTGGTAAAACTTATGTTGCTCTTTATAAAGCACTGAAAGATGTGCTCAATGAGTACACACCATACGAAAAGATTTACATTGTTCGCTCTCTTGTCGCTACTAGAGAGATTGGTTTCCTCCCTGGAGACCATGAGGATAAGTCTTCTCTCTATCAAATACCATACAAGAACATGGTACAATCCATGTTTGAGATGCCTGATGATGCATCGTATGAAATGTTGTACGATAATCTGAAGGCACAGGAGACTATCTCCTTTTGGTCTACTAGTTTCATCCGTGGTACTACACTAGACAATGCTATTGTTATCATCGATGAATGTCAGAACCTAAATTTCCACGAACTTGATTCAATCATCACTCGTGTGGGACAAGATAGTAAGATTATTTTCTGTGGTGACGCAGCGCAGACTGACCTACAAAAAGTTAGTGAACGTACAGGTATCTTAGACTTCCAACGTATCCTACAGAACATGGAAGAGTTCGCACTGATTGAGTTTGGTGTTGAAGATATCGTTCGTTCTGGTCTTGTCAAATCTTATCTTATTAATAAAATTAATTTGGGTCTATGAAACTGTTCAATCATGTGGGACTAGATCCTATTGAAATGTCTGCTGAAATGGTGGAGGGTAAACGTGTTTATCTTACACCAACAGGACATCATTATCCATCTGTCACCACTGTGATTGGCAACAATGCAAAGAAGATGGCGGGTATTGCTAAGTGGCGAGCTCGTGTTGGAGAGAAGGCAGCAAATGCTAAGTCTGCCCGTGCTACTGGTAGGGGTACAAAGTATCATTCTATTACTGAAGACTATCTCAACAACAAACTAGACCTAAAAAAGTATAAGAAGTTTCCGCTTCCTGTCCTCATGTTCCAGCATTCTAAGGATACTTTGGACCGTATAAATAATATTTACTTACAGGAAGCGGCGCTCTACTCTAAACATTTAGAAATAGCAGGGCGCGTAGATTGTATTGCTGAGTTCGACGGAGTGCTGTCTATTATTGATTTTAAGACAGCAGAAGAACCAAAGCGTGAAGCATATCTCTACGATTACTTCGTACAAGAAACCGCATACGCATGTATGCTACAAGAAAACTACGGGTTGAGTGTCAAACAACTCGTGACTATCGTTGCTTGTGAAAACGGAGAGACTCAAGTTAAGGTGCTTCCACCTAAGAAAGAATTCTTTATTAAACTAATGAGTTACATCGAGGAGTATCAAGAACGATATGGAGAAAAAACAATTATTAGAGGATAAATTTATGACTGCTGCGAGATTCTCGCAGGAGGTGGAAAAGATTGCATTACACAATCCCGATATGAATTATATTGATTCGGTTATCCACTACTGTGAGCTCAATGAAATTGAACTAGATAGTGTGAACAAGTTGGTGAGCAAACCTCTGAAGGAAAAACTCCGTCACGAGGCACAGCAACTTAACTTTATGAAAAAAACAAGTCGTGCCAAATTAATGTTAGTATGAGCTTCTTTCAATCCGAATTAGTACGTGGTGACATCCAAGAGATGATGGAACTACAACAGTTTTGTTTTAGATCTGCCATGAACTTTGTTCTTCTGGATGAAGAACGTAGACTGGAGTATTTCGATGCTCTAATGACACTAATTGAAAAACAAAAGATCTTTTATGCTCGCATCAAGTTGAGTGACGATCCCGAAGCTGTCTCTGTCCTTGAGACAATGAAGCAAGGGGTCGTTATGCTAGGTGCTACACCTAACACACCTATTGAACAGATGTTTGATGAGTTGCTTGAGAAGGTGGCAATCCTTAAAAAAAGGTACGAAAATGGTGAAGGACCACCTGATTGGCGTCCATCAAAGGGTTGACGCCTAACCCTTCATCTGTTATCATAACTTCGTTGGGCAGACGGGACTGGGAGACTGGTTCGCACGTAAGACCCAACATACACAAACCAAATCCAAAACAATCCGAGGTAATCTAATGTCATTCGCAGATCTTAAGCGTAAATCCCAGACTAATTTTGACTTCCTACAAAAGGAACTTGAAAAATCATCCAGCGGCAAGAACGTTGATGAGAGATTCTGGAAACCAGAGGTTGACGCTTCTGGAAATGGGTACGCTGTTATCCGTTTCCTCCCTGCTCCTGAGGGTGAGACCATCCCATGGGCAAAACTGTACTCCCACGCCTTCCAAGGTCCTGGTGGTTGGTACAT